TTGAAGCACTTAAAGCAATGGTTAAGAGATTCAGAGCCGGTGAAGAAGTTGATGAAAGTGCGTTACAAGCATACATAGGTGACAAGAAGTACGGTAAAGATGGTATGGATGCACTACGCAAAGCTGGACAAGATGATGCTAGCGAAAAGACAATGCAAAACATCCGCGCTAAGTATAGCAGTAAAGAAGAAGTTGCAGAAGGTTTAGATCCAGAAAAAAAGGCAAGACTCAATGACTTAATAGACGCATACACTGATGCAACTGATCCTGAATATATGGGTGATGACGACTATGAAGATATCATAGCACAGATTCGTGCAGAGTTTGGTGACAGAACTGCTGATAGTATAGTGAATGGTCCTAGTATGCATTTCCCTCGCCCGGGACATTCAATGGGTCACGATGATTTAGAGTTTAAACAAATGCGTAAAAACATGTCACCTAATAGAATGACTAAATTAGGTAAACTTCATAAACAAGATAGTGATGCAATGAAGCGTGACATTAAGAGTAAACTTGAAGTTGATGAATCTGAGTTTGCGGGTGACTATGCTACCGGTGAAGCTGGTCAGTGGCGTAACAAAGGTCCTAAAGCAAACAAACCAGCAACAGTAGGTGACTTAGTTGGTGAAGGAAAAGAAGATTTGGCTGCAATGATGAGAATCGTTAACAGATAAAAGGGTAAATAAACCTCACTTAAAAGGTGAGGTTTACCACATCCGGCATAAATACTATTGACATACTTGTAAGCGTTTGCTATACTTACATCTATGTTAGACACTAATAGGTAGTGTCGAATATTAAACGAGACCATCTCAATTTTATAAGGAAATATATCATGGCATCATTAGCAGAAATCCGCGCTCGTATCGCAGCGCAAGAAAACAAGCAACAAAAGGGAGCATCAGGCTCTCAATCTGATAACTCAATCTATCCCCACTGGAATATGGACGAAGGCACTATCGCTAGTGTTCGTTTTTTGCCAGACGCTAATTCTAGCAACACTTTCTTCTGGGTAGAACGCCAGATCATCAAACTTCCATTCAACGGTGTTAAGGGTGATCCTAATATCAAACAAGTTCAAGTGCAAGTTCCGTGCGTAGAAATGTACGGTGACAACTGCCCTATCTTGGCAGAAGTTCGTCCTTGGTACAAAGATGAGTCATTGAAAGAAATGGCTAATAAGTATTGGAAGAAGCGTAGTTATCTATTCCAAGGTTTTGTTCGTCAAAACCCAATCGGCGATGACAAGACACCTGCGAACCCTATTCGTAGATTCATCATCAGCCCACAAATCTTTACTATTATCAAGTCTAGCTTGATGGATCCTGAAATGGAAGAATTGCCAACTGACTATATGCGTGGTCTTGACTTTAACGTCAAGAAGACAAGCAAGGGCGGTTATGCAGACTATTCAACTTCAACTTGGGCTCGTAAAGAATCTGCTCTTACAGAAGCAGAACAGTTAGCAATTGAATCACACGGTCTTTACAATCTAGCCGACTTCTTGCCTAAGAAGCCAAGTGAGGCCGAATTGCGTGTCATCAAAGAAATGTTTGAGGCATCAGTGGATGGTCAACCTTACGACAATGAGCGTTGGGGTCAGTACTATCGTCCATATGGTCTAGAGGCTCCTGCAGGAGCTACAGCTGGAACAACTGCGACTACTACAACTAGCGCACCTGTAGCAACTCCCGTAGCAGAAACTTCTACACCACCTTGGAATGATGAACCTGAAGCATCTTCACAACCTGTACAAGTTCCAAAGACTGCACCAGCATCAAGTGACAAAGCACAAGACATCCTAGCGATGATTCGTGCAAGACAAAAATCTTAATGGAATCAGGGGAGCATTCGCTCCCCTTCCAAAGGAGAACAAAATGACACTACCAGACGAAAGATACCGTGCCCTCAAGCAAGGTAAAAAGCTATTAGAAGAACTATGTGACCCAGGGCGTACACCAAGAGTTCCTTCATTAGTTAGAGATAGGGCAAGGGGCGTCCTTAGACATTATCCTAGTGATTATGAATTGGAAAGAATTGCGGACAATTGTCCAGAGTTCCTTGACAAAATCTCATTTGCTGATAGAATGTATATGAACACCTCACAAAAAGTAACAGGAGAATAATATGACAAAAAAATTAACTAAACTAGCGAAGGTAAATGAATCAATCACTATCAACCGTTATGACAACGGTTGGATGCTAGAAGCAAGTGGTCGTGACAATGAAAATGATTGGAAGACTAGCAAAGTAATGTGCAACACCGAAGAAGAATTGCTTGCAATTGTTAAAGAGTGGAACGCTATGGAGTTGGATAACTAATATGGCAAAACCTTTTGATATTAGTAAGTTCCGCAAGGACATTACAAAAAGTATTGAAGGTCTATCAATTGGATTTAACGATCCTACTGATTGGATCTCAACTGGTAACTATGCTCTCAATTATCTCATTAGTGGCGATTTTAATAAAGGCGTACCTCTTGGTAAAGTTACTGTCTTTGCCGGAGAATCAGGATCAGGCAAATCATTCATCTGCTCAGGAAACTTAGTACGTCATGCACAACAACAAGGCATCTATGTAGTCTTGATTGACTCAGAGAACGCATTGGACGAAGCATGGCTTCATGCTTTAGGCGTGTCAACCGCAGAAGACAAACTGTTGAAGTTAAACATGGCTATGATTGATGACGTTGCTAAAACAATTAGCGAATTCGTAAAAGGTTACAAAGCACTGGCAGAAGAAGATCGTCCTAAGGTTTTGTTTGTAGTTGACTCACTAGGTATGTTGTTAACACCCACTGACGTTAATCAGTTTGAAGCAGGTGATATGAAGGGTGACATGGGTCGTAAGCCTAAAGCACTTGCCGCACTTGTTCGTAACTGTGTTAACATGTTTGGTAGTTTAGGCATCGGTATGGTTGCAACTAATCATACATACGCAAGTCAAGACATGTTCGATCCTGATGATAAAGTATCAGGTGGTCAAGGTTTCGTTTACGCATCTAGTATTTTAGTTGCTATGAAGAAATTGAAACTGAAAGAAGACGAAGATGGTAACAAGATTAGTGATGTACGTGGTATTCGTGCCGCATGTAAAATCATGAAAACTCGTTATGCTAAACCTTTCGAATCAGTGCAAGTTAAGATTCCATACGAAACAGGTATGAGTCCATACTCAGGTATGCTTGATATGATTGAAAAAGCAGAAATGGTTAAGAAAGAAGGCAACAGCCTAGTCTATACCACACTTGATGGTGAAATCATTAAGAAGTTTCGTAAAGCATGGGAAGCAAATACTGACGGATGCTTGGACAAAGTTATGGCCGAGTATGCTGAAAAAACTAAATCAACGATAAGTACTGTATCTAACATAGGAGAGGAAGATACAGAATGAGTTTAGATTTCGTAGCAGAAGTATGGGATGCCCTAAGAAGTCACATAGACTTTAATGAAAGAAAAGATGCTGCCGATACCCTTGTCAATCTTTTGATTGACAGTGGGCATGATGCAGATGACATAAAAGAATCTTTCAGAGGCGATAAAGATATCGGTGGTGCATTAAAGTTTTACAGAGAACAGCATGAAACCGAAGAGGAATACGAAGAATACGATGACGAAGAAGACGATGATTGGTAATTAATGAACTGGTACACTAAAATATCGCAGGATCTATCTGAGATACCCGATTTTATTACGCACTATGAATCGGAACTAGTTGATGCTAAGAAAGAGGTAAAAATCTATGGCAATGTTGAAAAGAACATTGCCAATTTACCCGGTGTCACCGAACATAGATTTAATCAACTACAAGAGATAGAAGCGGTACTAAACTATCTCAACATTAGACTTAGACAGATTCGCCGAAAACATTTTCAAAAATACTTAGAAGCGTATAATAGAGCATTGACTAGCCGCGATGCTGAAAAATATGTTGACGGTGAATCAGAAGTCATAGACTTTGAAATTTTAATCAACGAAGTTGCATTATTGCGAAATCGTTGGTTAGGTATTCTCAAAGGTTTAGAAGCCAAGCAATGGCAAATGGGACATATTGTTCGTTTGCGCACTGCTGGTATGGAAGATATAACAGTAGGATAATAAATGTCAAAATTATTTTCAAATCAAGCATTATCAATCGGAGCACAAGGTGCACAAGGTCAAGTATTCTCATTAGGTAATCTAAGTACTATTACGACCGGTATCAACGGATTTTTTAATGCTGATGAGTATAGCATGATCACAAATTCCACTAATATCAAGAAGTACGAAATTATCGAAACCACCGAAGACTTGTTGGCATTAAGTTGCACTTGGTATAGAATCAGACAATCTAAACATACACTTCAACCGCATGTTTCTAGTCTACTATCAGAAAATTTATTTAGACACGTGACACCGGAAGATCGTACTAAGGCAGAAGAAGTACGTGATTACTATAGTAAGAAGTTTATGGTCATGGCATTGAAAGATCAACGTCTAACTCAGTTTCGTCAAGACTTGAAAGACTATCTAGTAGGTGATTCAAAGAAATTCACTGAGAAGACTGTGCCAATGGTTTATCGATTGCCTGAGTTTCATGCACATGATGTTGAGTTTGACATTATCAAGCGTGACTTTGAGAAAGATATTCCTGAGTTCAACACATTAACTCGTAAAACAATTAACAAGTCTGTGCGACTTACCCCGATCAAAGGATTCAAAAAGAATAGCAAGACCCGAGGTAAGTTTACTGAGTACTGGTTGAAAGATTCTAAGAATCGTGCTTATCGTTTTGGCATTACCGCTACCAACCCATTGATT